CAGCTCTGCACTGTAGCACAGCCTCGCCTTGCCTCCGACACCGATGTACATCTTCTTGACCTTGCGGGCCTTACCGCCGATGCCGATGTAGGCTTTTTTCATCTTGCGGGCTTTGCTGCCAACGCCCACATAAACTGCTTTTGCCATATTCAGCCTCCTTACACGTACACGATGAGCACCTTGTTGGTGGCAAGGCTGCTTCCTACCCCCGGGTCGGTGGTCTGGGCGGCAAAAGTCAGGCCATTGACCGAGTTGGCTGTGCCGCCCGCACTCGAAGACCCGGCATAGTTGTGGGTGTGGGAACTGTTGGCTTTGCCGTTGAGTTTGGTGTTCATCTCACTTTCGGTGTAGTACCGGTCATCGTGGGTGTGGCTTGCGTTCGCCTTCCCATTCAGCTTGGTGTTCATCTCGCTTTCGGTGTAATACCGGTCGTCATGGGTATGGCTGGACGCCGCCTTGCCGTCCACGAGGCCTTTCAGCACCTTGCCCTGATTTGCGCTCAGACTCTGGTCGGTGGCCGTGCTGGTCAGGTTGTCCTGTATGCCGCGCCAGGTGTTGGCGGTGGGCGGCGTATAGCCCAGCGCCTCCGTCACGTTGGCTTTGGTGATACTGATGGTGCCGCCGGAGTTCGTGATGTTGCTGCCGGTCTTCACGCCGCCAAGGACGCTGGCCGTTGCTGTCGGCAGCGTGTAACCGCTCACACTGCCGCCGACCGATATGGGACCCCATGCCATAGGTCCATCCCTCCTATTTCACAATGTAATAAACTGCCGTGATGGCAGCTGTCGGCGTCTGCTGCGCTCGCAGCCGCAGTTTTCCTGCAAAGCTTTCGGTCGATGTGAGTCCTGCCGTCAGGGCGGTCTTTGCACAGGTCGGTGCTACCACTACGGCCACACAGTCGTTTGCCGTCAGGCCGGACACCGGGATGTCCAGATAATACGGACATCCCGCAGTGCTGTCGCTCGACCAGCCGCTGGCCGGGATGGTCAAAGACATGATGTTCACCTTATCTGCCTTTGTCTTTCCCATCTCTTCGATGCTCTTGGAGGCCGTCTGAGCCACCAGCGCGATCCTGTCCAGCAGCCGGTCCACGGCTTCCTTCAGATGAGCAAGCGTTATCCCCATCTTGTCCTCCTTTAAGAGCCAAACAGTTCATCCAGCATCGCGTTCACTTCGGTGTCGGTCGCCATGCTGGCGGTGATGCGGGCGTCCATGGTCTTTTCCATGTTGGTCACTTTCTGCTTGTCCGCGCTGGTGTAGTCGTTGGTCGAGAGACCCTTGCCGGCTTCCTTCTGGACATAGCCGCTCAGATCCACTTTCCAGTCGCCCATCTTTTCCAGCACGCCGTCGATGACCATGTACTCGTCGTACTTGTCGGAGGTACCGGCAGTACCCTTCGGGACCATGTAGATGTACTGTGCAGCGTCTGCCGCCTTCAGGTCGATGTCCCCGGCCGAGGCGACGATCTTGCGCTTCAGGTGGTCTGCCGCAGCGACAGCTTTGTTGATGGCGGCGGAGACTTCCGTCTCCGTCTGATATTTCTTGTCGTTCGTCAGGTCGCCCACCTTGGTGGGAGCATTGGTCTCCAGCGCAGATACGCGCTGGCCGAGACCGTCCGTCACATTCTTCTGGCGGCGGCCCAGCTCCTGCAGGTCGCGCAGCGCGGGGATACGGGTCAAATCATAACTGGCCATGTGTTTTTTCCTCTCTTTCTTTTATCCATTAAAAATTTCGTCAAGCATCCTCTGCACTTCTTCAGCGGATGCCTGCTGCATCGATGCTGTTCCCTTTGCAAACAGCGTTACAAAGGCACGGATGTTCACCTTCGGGGGGATAGCAGCGTAGAACCGCACACCGCCCTCCACGGTCTGAAGCACCGTCGCAAGGTTTGCCTTTTCGACCTCTCCGGCCGTGTCCAGCGTCAGGGTCCCCATCGGGACGTAAGAGCTGTCGCACCCCTCGATGGCCACGTCGCAGCTGTACCAGTACCGTCCTACGGACTTGGTCATCTCTTTCCAGCCCGCCGCCGGGATGGTCAAATCATAGCTGCGGTAGTAGCCGCCGGTGTAGTCTCGCAGCGTGTCGGTCACGAGATCCTGTACGCCGTCGTAGTAGCCCTGGATGTCCTGGGCTGTCTTCTTTGCTTCGGCGGCAGAGCTGGCCGCATCCGTTGCTGACTTGGCAGCGCGGGCGGCTGCCCCTGCTGCGGCATCTTTCACTTCCTTTACCGCGCTGTCCTTTACTTCCTGAATGGCCTTTTCGGTTTTTTCCTTTGCGCCTGCTGCGGCAGCATCCGCAGCCGCAGACGCCGCCGGGCCGGCTGATGCCTCCACATTGTTCAGTGCATCCGTCTCGGCTTTGCGTATCTCCGTTACAGCCGAGTCTTTTGCGCCGATGGTGTTTTCATATGCTTCATTGGCCTTTGCGGCACTCTGTCTGGCGTCCTTTCCGGCCTGCCACGCCTCGTCCTTTGCCTGCTCCACGAGGGCTACCAGCTGTTGCCATGCAGGCACCGGCGGTTCGGGGATGTCCCCCATCGTGCCGCTGTTCATGGCCACGCTGTACTTGATGTCCGCGCTGGTCAGGGTGCGGGTTCCGTCGCTTCCCTCAAAGACGAGCCTGCCGCACCCGGGTGTAGAGGTCACGATGGCGGGTACTTCTATTTTTCCGTCCTCCACGAGCGACGAAAACAGCATTCCTCGCTCTGTGTGCCACAGCGCCCGGATGGTCATTCCCTCCCACTCGCCGGTCTGGGCGATGTTCAGCCGGTATATCCCCCGGTTCCTGCTATAGCCCAGACGCAGCTGGTTGTCACAGCCCGATGTCCGCGCCGAACCCGTCGAGGCGAGGGAGATATTGCGTTCTATCATCAGGAGCTCTCCTTCCAGAGCTTTTTCAGCTCATCCACCGCGGGCTGCATCTCGCTGTTCTTGTTCGCCGCCCGCTGCAATATCTGCACCAGCAGCTTTTTCTCTGCGCCAGTCAGCGACGTTCCCTGCATCTCTCCCTCCGCCATCTTCTGCGCCTTCTGGGCGCTGGCTGCAGCAGAGTCCGCGCTTTCGCGGGTGTTCTTTACGGCTTCCAGCATCCGCGCCGTCAGGGCGTCCAGTGCATTATCCGTGATCATTCTTCTCTCACCTCCACGATATTTCCCTTTGCGTCGATAACGGTATTTCCCGGCAGTGTAAAACAGGGGTGCGTCCAGCACCTGTAAAGGTCAGGCCAGCTCATGTTTTCCGGTTCGTTCACCTTGTATCCGCCCCAGTTCAGCTTATCCGGTGCCGTCAGCATCTGCGCCCACACCGCTTCAGCGCACTTGTACAGATACTCTTTCAGCGCACTTCCGGTCAGGCCGCTGCCGTAGTCGTTCAGTACCGGCGTCCGGGTCCAGAGGCAGAAATGGAAATAAGTGTTCGGTACGCTCCCCGCCGTTTCGGCATCCGCCGCCAGCAGCGCCAGAGCAAGCTTCTTTGCATCGGCAAAGGTCGAGCCTTCCAGGTGGTAGTATTTCGGGCTGCTGGCCGAAGTGTATCCGTATGACTCGAATCCGAACTCATAGCACGAGGGCAAAAAGACCTTCCGGCTCAGCGTGGTCACCGTGTGGCTTCCTGTATAGCTGCTGCCGCTTCCGGAGTAGCCGGGCGTGTAGTAAAATTTTGTCTCCGTCAGAATGTCTTTCAGCGCCTGTGGGGCGTCCTTCAGGTATTCGCTGTTCAGGTAGACGTCAATCAGGCTGTCGGCATACGTACACCATGTTGTGTTCCATTTTTTCCCGGTGATACCGTGCCGCCGGGCAAGGAGCGTCCGGCCTTCGCCGTTCAGCTCTTTCTCGTAGTCCTGCGCTATGACCATGAATTCTTCCGCCGCTGCCCCGTCCTTTTCCACCAGTTTTGTCACCGCTCCCACCGCCAGTTCCTTCAGCATCGGGAGCTTCGCCTCTGCCGTTATGACGATGTTTCCCGTCACATCGGAGATGGAGACGGTCATCTTTTTCTCGTTCCATGCGGTGGCTGTCACGTCTTCGCCGCCCATCGTTACCTTGATGGATATGAGCCAGTATCCCTCGTTCAGCGTCAGAGCCGCGGTGTACGCCTTGCCGCTCTGGACGACCACGTCCGCCCGGCTCGTGCTCAGCCCGTTCAGCCGGTTGGATACCGCATACATCACGATGGCAGGTTCATCCCCGCCGCTCTGTCCATTCTTTTCCACCGTGACGCTGCACACGGCGCTCTTTCCTCCGGCGGCAGCAGTAATGATGCAGCTGCCGTCCTTCAGGGCTGCCAGCGTGTTCACGGCCTTTCCGTTTTCTACGGCGGTCGTCTGGTCTTTCATCACGGCCAGCGCCGCATTGTTCGTTGTCCAGCTCACCGCTGTCACGGTGGACTGGGTCGGCGTCAAAGTCGCGGTCAGAGTCACAGACTCGCCCTGTTTCAGCTTTACGGACGGTTTGTCCAGCGCCAGCTTTTCCAGCGATACAGCCACCGACTGCACTCTGCGCTGCGCCAGCTTTCCGCCTGCGATGGCCGTCAGGAGCGCTGTGCCGCCTTTCACGGCGGTCAGAGTATTTTCCCGGAGCTGCACGATGCCTTCCGGTTCGGCCATCCACTCCACGGTCTGAGGTGCGCTTCCGGGCAGCACCGTGGCTTTCAGGGGGCAGGACTCTCCCACTTTTATGCTCAGCTCTTTGCTGTCCAGCCGGATGCTCTCCACTGCCACCGGCTCTGCCTGCTCCGGCGGGGGGCTGTTCCAGCGCTGCTTCAGCTGCGCTATCATGTCCCATGCGCTGGCGTCGGAGTAACGCATTCCGCTCAGCGCTTCAAGCAGCAGCGCGTGTTCCTTTGCAGCGCATCGGTCGGCCACCCACTGCCGGTATCGGGCGGCTCTCTGTGCTTCCAGCGCTGCCCGGGCTTCCTGCTCAAGCACCAGCTGTAAATATTGATACCGCAGCGGCATCGCCGGTCCGTCTGCACCAGTTCCCTCGCCGTTTTCCAGCGTCTGGTAGCACACATATTTCCCGGGCATGGTCATCTCGCGCCTGCCTTCGCCGTCCGTGGCCATCAGCATCCAGAGGCCCTGCCGCGCCGTCGTGAAACGCCCGTCCACCGGAGCGTTATTATTTCCATCCAGCAGCATCGGCTGCGGCACAGTCCCGCCCTCCTGCTCGATGTGCAGCGTCACGGCCATACCGGCCCATGTCTCCGGCAGCACGAACTCGAGCTTTTCCACGTATACGGCGCCCACGCCGCCCAGGTACAGCGTCTCCGGCTCCGCCCGCCAGCTTGTCCCGCAAAAATGGTCCTTCACTACTCTTACTTTCACTTTGAAGCTCCTTCCTTTGAGAAAGGCTCCCCTCGCTAGGGGAGCTGCTTTGCAGCGCCGCCGTCAGGCGGACTGCAAAGCTGAGAGGGTTCCTTCCGGTCCGCTGCCGCTCTCAGTAGGGCAAGCACTCTATAAAAAGCCTACCACGTCCCCCGCTTCAAAACTACTGCGGACTTATTCAAACAAACAAAAAGAGCAGGCGCCCTGGTTCATTACCAGAGCGTCTGCTCTTATCTTATTTCACCCCCTCCCACCAGTTCTTCTCGTCCTTCGCCTTCTCGGCCTTCTTGTCCGCATCCTTCACCCACTTGGTAAAGTCCTTTTCCTCGTACAGCGGGTTTTCGTCTGCGTCCTCGAGGGCCAGCAGTTTCTTCTCCAGCTTCTCCCGGTCCCGGTCGTTTCCGGCCAGATACTCCTCCTTCACCGCCTCGGTGATCCTGCTCTTGATGCTGCCCTTGTCCTTGCCTGCGGTCATCAGGCGGTCAAGCTCCTCCTGCGCGTCCTTTGCCCGGCCATTCTCCACTTCGTCCAGGAGCGCGTCGTATATGCTGCCGTCCTTGCTGCCCGCCAGCAGTTCGTCCGCCTTGCCGTCCACCGCCTTGTTCACAAGGTCGATGAGCTGCGCCCGCCGGGCCGCGTCCGTTTTGCCCTTGGCCCTGTCTGTCACAGGGGCGACGTCCAGCCCCTCCCGCAGCTTCTCAAATACGGCCTTTCGGGCCTTTTCCTCGGCCCGGGCCTTCCCGGCGTTCCGGGCCTTGGCCGCCGCCAGCACGTCGGCGTCGTACTGCTTCAGCCGCCTTGCCAGCTCGCCGTCCACCTTGTCCGTCTTATTCATCTGTTCCAGTTTCTTCATCGCCGCCGCAGCCTCCTCGCTGTCCCCGCTCTGGATGGCGTTGTACAGCCGGTCGTACTGCCCGGTGGCCGAAGAGGGCGTGGAGTCAAAGCTCACTTTGCCCTCTTCCTTCCATTTCTGGAAGCTGTCCATCCATTCGTTCACGGCCTTGACGTACTTCTTCACGTTGTTGTAGGGGATGCCCTCCAGCATGGCCAGCTGGCCCACAGCGTCTGCCCACGCCCACCGCACGCTCTTCTCGTACTCCGCAAACTCCTCCTCCGTCATCTCGCTGGTGTCCTTGTCCAGCAGGCCGTTCAGCTTCGCGATACTCTTGGTCATGTCGTTCACGGCTGAAAAGCCCGTCATGCTGATGGTGTCGTAGCTGCCAAAGCTCTTTCCGGTCAGCACCGTCTCGGTGGCTCTCCACGCCTCGCTTCCGCCGGTAAAGTTGCTCACCCCGCTGTTGAAGAACTGATAGATAAAATTGCTCAAAAGGCTCCACCCGGTCATGTCGCCGTTCTCATCCTGCAGGTTGCCCCACTTGTGGAACAGCAGCTTCACCCCCACGCCCAGCCCTGCGATCAGGGCCGTCTGCACGATCTGGCTGAAGATGGCGTCTGCCCGCCGCTTCTTCGCCGTCTCCAGTGCCTCCTTGTTGGCTGCGCTGGGGTCTGCCTTGTACCGTGCCGCCTGCGCCGCGGCGTCCTCCAGCGCGCTCACCAGGATCTGGGCGTTCTGCTGGCGCTGGGTGCTGAACATCATCAGGAACTTGGCCGCCTGGTTTTTCGTGCGCTGAAAGCCAGTCCGCTGCATGGCGGTGTAGTTGGGCTGGGTCCGCTCGATCACCCGCTGGTACTTCTGCTTCACAGCCTCCCAGTAGGCCGGGCTGTCGTAGACGGCCGCCTCGGCGTCGAACTCCTCCGGGTGGCTCTTCACATACTCCATCGCGCCGTAGTACAGCGCTGCTGTCGTGATCTCGTCCACCTTCCCGATGCTTCCGCTGGTAAAGTCGCCAATGGCGTCTGCCGCCTTCACACCGGCCCGCACTATGGCGTTGTCTCCGTTCCGGGCGCTGTCGTGCAGCGTACCCACCACGCCCTTCTCGGCGCTCCCCAGCTCACCCCTCCGGCTTCCCCGCAGGCGGGTGGGCAGCATCGCGTCGCCGTGCTCGTAGGCCAGCTTCTCGATCTCCGCCAGCTTGCTCGGCGAGACGTTCTTCACAAATTGCAGTACCGACTTTCCCGTGCTTCCCCAGCCCAGCTCTGCGGCTGCGGTCGGCAGGCTGGCTGCCTGCAAGAGCGTTACGTTCAGGTTTCCGGTCAGCACGGCAGCGGCGGCATTGCCCCGCAGGGTGCTGCACAGCCGGTCGAACACCTCGTGGTCGCTCTTCGTTCCGCACAGGTCGGCCAGCGCCTTGTTCAGGTAGCTCCGACCCGTCTCGCCCCATACCTTCTCTATCTGGCCGTACAGGCTCTTTCCGCCCTGCATCGAGTTCAGCACCTTCTCGGCGTTCCGCAGCGGGATGGCCATGCCCGCGTACTGGGCCGTGTTCTCGATGCTCTCCGCCGCCTGCCGCACCAGTCCCACCAGCTCCAGAGGCTTCGAGCTGTTCACGCGGCTCTGCAAAAAGCCCTCGCTGCCCACGCTGTTGTCGTACTGGATGCCGGTGTTCTGCTCCACGTTGGTGTTCCGGTCAACGTGCAGCCGGATGTAATTGTCCACCCGGGCCTTCTTCACGCCGGAGAGCGCAAGGCTCGTTTCGTTGATGTACCCCTTGGTCAGCTTGCCCAGCTCCCGGAACGCCGCGATCATCTTGTTGTCGTACTCGGTCAGGTTCTTTTCGATCTCCCCGATGATGTTGGTGCGCAGCGCATCCTCCCGCTGGCTCACCTCGTAGGCGTTCAGCTTGTTCCCGCTCTCGTCCACGGTCACAAGCTCGCCCAGCTTCACGGTCTCGGCCCGCTGGCGTCCCGCGCCCTTCAGGCCCTTGGTGGTCAGGCTCATGTCCGCAATGGTCGCGCCGCCGTGCAGCAGGTGGTGCATACCCTGCCGGTTCTGCAGCTGCACCCACAGCTCCGCCATCACGTCGTGGGTCACCAGCCACGGCCTGCCGTCCTCGGTCTTCAGTCCGATGTCCACCAGATCATGGGTAAAATGGTACAGCTCCTTCTCGTGCTTCGGCCCTGTCAGGTCGGCAAAGATGGCTTCGCCCTCGGCGGTGATCCGGCTCTTCCGGGCCTGTCCATCGTTCAGCATCTGCCCCAGCTGCTCCATAAAGCCGCCGTGGACATAGCCGCCAAAGCGCTCAAAGTTCCGCTCGATGTTCGTGGCGTTTATCCGGTACACGTCCCGCACCGCACGTCCCAGCTGGGCCAGTACGCCCTTTTTCTGCTTGGCGGCCACCTCCTTCAGCTCACCGTGCAGCCCCTCGGCAAAGTCGTCGATCATCACGTCTTCGATGCTGCCCAGCATCACGGCCTCGTTCTTCACGATGAACATGGTCTGCTCCATGATCTCCCGCAGCCCCCGCAGCTCCTCCACGCTCAGCGACGCCATCGCACCGTCCCGGTAGGCCTGCAGGTCTTCGTTCAGCCGCTTGAGCCACGCCCGCTTCTCCGGGGTGTCCTCCGGCAGCCACTTGTCCGCCTGCTCGATCTGCCCCCGCAGCTCTTCCATTTTCAGCTGCCGGTTCTCGTTCACGTCGGTCAGCCAGTCGTCAATGGCGTCGGCCAGCTTGCTGTTCTCCCATTCCAGCGCCGCCCGCTCTCCCATCTTCATTTCCCGGGTGATGCCGCTCTTCAGGCCGTCCATCGCGTCCCGGATGCTCATGTCCGCCGGCAGCGGGCCGTAGATGCCGTTCACCTCGGCCCGCAGCTTCTTCGCCGCCTCGTGGTTGCCGATGGCGTCGTTGGCCAGCATCGCCACCGGCCGCACCTTGTCCACCAGATACTCCGGCACATAGCTCTTCTCGCTGGGCTTCTCGATCATCCGGGTCAGCTCGCTCGTCAGCTTCTGCACGCTCCGCCGGGTGTTGTCCATCTCCCGGGCATCCCGGGCCTTCTGTACCTGCTTCAGCCGCTTATCCTTTTCCAGCTGCACCCGGGCCTCCACACTGGCCTTCTGCTTTTTCGCAAACTGCTCCGCCACTTCCTTCCGGTAGTTCGCTTTGGCCGCAGCTCTCCGGTAGGGCTCCCGCAGGTCGTCCTGTGCTTCCCTAGCCTGCTGCGCCGCTGCGATCTGGGCCTTGGCTCTTGCTTCCAGCGCCTGCTGCCGGGCAATGTCCCGCACCTCTTTCCGCTGCTGGGCAAACTGTTCCCGCAGCTGGGCGTTCTCGCCGATGGCCATTTCCGGCGTGTTCATGTACCGCTGCCAGATCTGCATAGCGATGTCCTGCTTCGCCCCGTCCCAGTCCTCGTCATAGGCGTTCTCTAAGGTGGGTCTGATGGCGTCGTGGGCGCTCATCATGGCCTCCAGAGCGTCGGCGGCGCTGCTGGGCGTCTCGGCAGGCAGCAGTCCCGCGCCCAGCGTCTGCAGCTCTGCAAAGTCTCCGTCCCACCGGCTGGCCTGTCCGTCCTTGGTGTAGGTCAGGCTCACGCCGTGGCGGGCCGCCTCCTTCCGGGCGTTTGCCCAGCTGCCGTACCGGTACAGGATCTCGCCGCAGGCCGCCGAGCCTTTCTCGAGCTGCATACTCATCTTGTGCAACTCCGGGTATGCCTTCCACAGCTCGTCGTTCCGCTTTGCGCTCTTCTGCATGATCTGCTCGGCGATGTCCATCACAAAGGCGTTGGCGTCAGCCCAGTCCACCCCCTTGCCCTGGCTCAGGTAGTCGCTCAGCGCACCCAGCCGCTCCGTCAGCCACTTGGCGCTCACCTTGCTGCCGTGGTCAGCCCGCACAGCCTGTGCAATGCTTCGCAGGCCCTCTTCCGACACCCGCTTGTTCCCGCCTGTCTCCACAGCCTTCCGGACCGTCTCCATCTGGGCGGCCACGTCCCCGAGGCCGCTGCTGTTGGTTGCATCCCGGCTGTCTGCGTCCACCTCCAGCTGGTATTTCACGGCTGTTTTTTCCGGGTAGAGCTTCTGGGCCTCGGTCTCCGTCACGGCCTTCAGGTAGTACAGCGGTCGTCCCGGCAACGGCTCGGCGGTCACGGCCTTGACATTTCCGTCGGCATAGTGTAAAGTAGCTTTAGAGCCACCGCTTGCGAGGGAGAACGGCAATCGTAGCCTATTACCCCTCAGCCAAGCGGCGGTTCTTTTTGTGTCCGGGTCAACATAAAGTATCTCGCCCTGTACCACCTTTCCGGTTCTGTAGCTTTCGTGGCCGTATGCGCTCAGCACCGCGATATTATCTACCACCAGACCATTTCTATCCGTCGGAAGCAGCTCCAGCGACACATTCACCGGCTTTCCGGCCGCGTCCTTTACATCGCCGTACATGAATATCCGGCTGGCATAGTCCGCATTCCGGCTCGTATCCGAGTGCAGTACAATGATGGGATGCTCCAAAACCTGCGGAACCTGTTTCAGAATTTCTTTGGTCATAATGGAGCCTTCTCCAGTCGCCGCATTGTGATTTGCGATACTGTGCTTGTTCAGTATTTTCCGCAGCTTTCCAGCCTGCCAGAAAATATCTTTGTCTTTCACACCGATGCTCTTCAGCACTTCTGAAGTGCTGCCCACCCGGATAGCATATCGCTTGGTCGAGTCTTCGTCCAGCCCCTCGATGGCTTTCTCAAAGCCGACATCGATGGAGTATTTTATCGCCGCGTCCTTTGTTTCAGAGGCTGCGGCGTTTTTGCTGCCCTGCTTTGCGTCGTGGATGGATTCCCGGTACTTTTCGCCCGCTGTCATCTGATGCTCAAAATACAGCGCACGCAGATCCCGCAGCTGCTCCTCCGTCAGGCTCTTCGCAGCCTTGGCGGCGGCGTTGGTGGGCTCTTTTTTGAGGAAGTGCTCCACGTCTGCCAGCACACTCTCCAGCAGGTTTTGGATCTTGTCCATCACCTTCCCGATGATGCCCCGGGCGTCGGCGTTCATCCGTGCCTCGGCCGCCTGCTGGCGCACAAAGTCCCGGAAACTCTCCGCCGTGCCGAATACCGTCTCCATGGCATCGGCGGTGATCTCCTCAAGGGCCTGGTTGTAGGTCAGCTGCTGCCCGGCCTCGGCGTACTTGTCGAGGTAGCTCTGGATGAGCTTCTCGGTGCTCTCTGCGCCGCTCTGCTGCACAAGATAGTTCAGCAGCCGGTCCATCACGGCCTGCCCCGTCTCGGCGCTCCACTGGTTCAGCGCGTGGAACGTCTCGTGCATCACCGTTTCACTGCCCGCGTCTCCGGCAAAGAACATCTCGCCCGCAGCGGCCTTGATGCAGCCCTTGGCGTTGTTCTCCAGCCCCTGCATCATCCGGTGGATGGCCGTGCCGGTGCTCTGGGCCGTCAGCTTCAAAAAGGCCTCGTCTGCGCTCTTGTCCCCGCTCACGGCCTTGTCGCCCCGGTATACCGTCCCGGCGTCCGGTCGCACCGCGCCCTTTCCGCTGCCCAGCTCCCCGGCCTTGTGGGCGTTGTAGACTTCGGCCTCGCCCTTGCCCTGTAAATAGGCCAGCTTCAGGGCGTTCTCGCCCTGCTTGCCCAGCGCCAGCACCTGCCGCACTGCGCCGCCCATGCTGCCTTCCGGGCCGGTCAGCTTCAGCGCCTCGGCAAAGCTGCCCACTTCGTTCACGCCCATCCGGTACAGTGCCTTCGCGGCCTGGGTGTACACGCCTGCACCGATGCCGCCGGGCATATTGTCCACGATGGTCTGCACGCCCTGCGTGCTCACCCTTCCCGCCCGGGCCAGCTGTGCAGCCGCCGCTTTCTGCTCCCCGCTCGCCCAGCTGCTCGAGTCCAGCGCACTCTCGTCCGCCGTCAGCGTTTCCTCCGCGTAGCTCCTGCCATTGACAGCCCCGCCCTCCGGTGCTATATTGGTCTTGGCAGAGGGTAGATCAGCTAACGTCTCGGGCGTATCTCTGGGGTCGGACGCGGCATCCATAGAGGACTGCAACTCCTCTGCTGTGGCGGGAGGGTCTACGACTACGTTTCGGACGTGAACCTCAGGGTCGGACGCGGCACTCACGGGGGATCGCAAGCCTTTCGTCACTTCTGTTAAGTCCACACCGTTTTTCGCAAGATACTCGGTGACAATATAGTTCGTGTTTTTCTTTGTATCACAGACGGCTTCCACGACAACGTGGCTGCCGTCTATTTTTTTCTCAAAGATAACGACAGGAGCACGTTTACCTTTGTTCGTCATGTACCCATCTGCCCGGTCTTTTGCCAGATACGCATTGTCAAAATTGTTCAGCACATACGCCGCCCGGGCCACGTCGGCGCTCTCCTTCATGGTTCCGTCGGCACTGCCGTTTCCCCCTGCGTGCCGGTTGGTGATGTGCTGCACGGCGTTCGAGTCCATCAGGGTGCGGTCGCCCACCTTCTCGAGGCCCGTCAGTTCCATCATGGCGCTGCGCATCCGGTCGCCCGTCTCGGCCACCACATACGGCTCCAGCTTCTCGCCTGCCCGCACCCGGTCAACGTACTCCGCCAGCCCCGGGTCAACGCTGTTCTTGTACTCCTCAATGCCGGCGTTCTGGGCCGCTGTATGTACCGCCGGGTCATCGTTCACAGCTGTCTCTTCTGCCCGCTGCATACTTTCAGTGGAGTTTCCTTTAAGAAAGGCTCCCCTGATAGGGGAGCTCCGTTCTCGCGCGGCGTCAGCCGACGGGAACGGTGAGAGGTTTTCTTCCTGCCCGCTGATGTTTTCAGTGGCCGCAGGCGAAGCCGACTGAGAGGGCTCTGCTGCCCGGGCCTCCCATTCCTTCTGCCGGGCAGCGGCCCGCTTCATCCGGTCGTAACGCTCCGCCTCCCTGTCCAGCGCTTCGCTCATGCCGCGCAGCCTCGTGCCGATCGCGCCGCCCAGCGCGCCGGATGCACCGCCGGAAAGCCCGCTTTCCAGTGCGGTGAGGAAGGTGTCCTTGGTAAACAGATTCTTCGCCGCCTCGCTGTCCCCCAGCGCAGCGTCGATGGCCATGTCGGCATAGGTCTCCGCAAAGGCCTGCATCGAGTTGTCGATGCCGCCCGAGATGGCCGCAGCCACCGCCGGGTAGCGCTTCGCCAGCTCCGAGCTGCCCGCCAGCCCCTGCACCCAGTCCGCGATCTGCCCCGCCAGCGTGTCCTTCGCGTAGTCCGAGCCCATGGTCTTTGCAAGGTCAGCCGCGCCCACCGAGTTGATGGCCCATCCTGCGCCAAACTTGGCGAGGCCGCCGCCCAGTGCTTTGCCTGCGCTTTCGCCTTTTTCTGCGCTCTGGCCCATGGCCTCCGCCGCGCCCTGGGCGCTCAGCATAGGCAGGATCCACGCAACGCCGTCGCCGCCTGCCGCAATGGCCAGGTTCTCCGCCGCGCTGGTCACGGCCCCCGCCACGGCCCGCTGCGCCGGGCTCAGGCCGCTCTGGGCCGCCGCCGTCAGCTTCTGGCCCCGGTCGTAGAGCTGGTAGCCCACGCTCTGGTTCTTGTCAATGCCGTCGCTCACCTCCAGCCCCGCCAGCTTCTGGCGCATCTCCCGGATCTCCTTGGAGTTGTACCCCATCGAGATCAGCTCCCGGTTTCGGCTCTCCGGCCATGTGGGGTTATAGTCCATGTCCACGTCGGTCAAAAGGTCAAACAGGCTCTGGGCGTGCTCGTCGCCCTTCACTTCCTGCTCCACCTGTTTCCAGTTCTTCAGGGTGGCGTCAATGTTCTTTCCCGCCTGTACGCCGTACTCCGCGCCCAGCACCGGGGCAGCGGCCACCGTGTCTCCGATGCCGCCGATGGTGTTCGCCGCCCGGCGCACATCCCGCTGCCATGCGGGGATGGCGTCCAGCGCAGCGTTCATCTTCCGGGCCTCGTCGATCTGTGCCTGTGTCCAGCCGCCCTTTTGGATAAGGTCGGCGTCCGTGTACGCGCCGTGGGTGTTGTCCACCCGCCGCACCGCGTCGGCCAGATTCTTGTTGTCCCCGGTGTCCATCCACTGGTTGATCCGGTCGAACTCGTCCGGTACGCTGTCCTTGGCAAAACTGGCTCTCAGCTCCTGCGCCCGGCCGCTGCCGTAGGCCATGGCCCCGCCGTCCACGTTCTCCAGCACGTTCCCGCTCTTCGCAGGTACGCCCCACTTCTGCCCCATGTCCAGCGCCATTTCAGTGGGGCTTCCTTTGAGAATGGCTCCCCTGACAGGGGAGCTCCGTTCTCGCGCGGCGTCAGCCGACGGGAACGGTGAGAGGTTTTCTTTCCGCCCGCTGCGCGCCTGAGAGGGCTCGTTCCTCGCATCCACCTCCCCCATGTCGCTTATGTGCCGCTCGGTGTACTGCTGCAGGGCATCTGCATAGATGTTGCTTTTGGGCAGCACTGTGCTCGATGCAGTGGGCGGATTCGGCGTCTTGGTGCGGACAGCTCTCACCTTTTCCGCCGTCCACCCAGAGCTTTCTGCCGCCTTCGATGGGTTGCTTTCTCTCATTTCCTTAACTTTTTCCGCTGTCCATGCCATCAGCCCTTCACCCCCGCCTTCTCAAGCGCTCTTGCGATTTCTTCATCGCTGTACCCGTTCTGGTTCATATTGTTCATGATAGCCCACGCGCTATAACCTTTTTTCGCATAGTTCTTTGCCAGCATTGCCGCCATATCTACGCCGCCGCTCTGGCTTGCGCTCTGGACGTTCGCAGTATCCGCATTGAGCCACCCATTATCCGTTAAGGTCTGCTTGTAAAAATCGTACAGCGGCTCATTTCCCTTCATAGAGGAAAATGTCTTTGCCATACTTTGCAGCTGACTGTTCGTCCAGCTGCTCCCGCTGCCTTTCGTTCTGCTGCTCCTGCTGCCCGAAGAGCCGCCCGAGCTGCCTGCGCTCTTTGTTGCCAGCGCCGTTGCAAGCTGCCGTCCTGCGATCGTCCTGTAATTTCCCACAGAGTTCGGATCCAGGCCGTACAGTTCCAGCACCGCCCGTGCAGCCTCGTCGCTGCCGCCGCCTGCCAGCCCGGCTGCGGTCGTGAGCGCACCCGCCTTGTCTGCGCGGGTGATGGGTGCGCCGCTGTAATTGTCAAAAATGCCGGTGTCCAGACCATACCGGCCCAGCACGGCGTTCGCGGCATCGCCCGCCCCCTGCTGGTACAGGTTGAACGCCTGCTCGTAGGCATTCAGTGCATCGCTCTGGCCGGTGCGCTCTTTGTTGTACTCCCACTGTTCCCGGGCAAATTCGTTCTCCCACTGCTGCTGGGTGTAGCCCTTGTAGGTGTCGTAGGCCGTCAGACCGGCTCTGCCTACACTCTTCGCCATCTCCCACAGGTTCGAGAGGAAATCGCTTTTCTCCTGCGCTGCCTGATCTGCCCGGCTCTTCTTGTAGTCCCGCCAGTCCTGTGCATTGGCCACGGCTCCCTGATGCTCCGCCGCCTCGAGACTGTCCTGATTCTGCAGCGCACTCAGCAGCCCCGAGAGGCCGTTCTGCTTCAGCTGGTACAGAGTCAGGGCCTTGTCCCGCAGCCCGGCCAGCCCGCTGTCCACGTTGGCCATGGCCTGCTGGTAGCCCTGCTGGGCCACACTGTTTGCGTAGCTTGAGCCGTACCCGCCGCTCAGCGCGGCAGCGCCCGCAGCGGCGTTCTCAGCCGCCGCCCTGGCATTCGCCTGCGCGCCCGCGCGGTACTGCCGGTAGAGTTCGCTGTCCGTGCCTACGTCATAGCCTGCATTGCTGGCTGCGCCCATGCTGTCCAGCGCCTCATTGATCCGGTCGGTATAGTTACTCTGGTATGCCCCCGGCATCGCGTTCTCCGCGTCCTTCTGCGCCGCCTGCGCGTCCCTGTATCTCTTGAATACGCCCATCTTTAACTCCTCTCTTGACAAATACGTAAAATACGTATATATTATGATTACAGATTCGGAGGTGCATCTTCATGCCAATGACCCCCAAAGAGATCGTTCGCCTGCTCGAACAGAACGGTTTCGTGTTCGTCAGCTCCAACGGTTCTCATCGCAAATACCACAACCCCACCACCGGCAAGACCACTATCGTCCCTTTCCACGCCAAAGACCTCAAACCCGGCACAGAGAAAAATATCCTCAAACTGGCCGGTCTGAAGAAATAAGGAGGCATTTCTATGAACGCTGTTTTCTATCCCGCGGTGTTCCACCCCGAAGAAACGGGTTATTCTGTCACCGTCCCCGACATCGAGGGCTGCTTTACGCAGGGCGATACGATGGATGAGGCTGTGCGGATGGCACAGGATGCCATCGGCCTGATGCTGGAAGAGTGCGCTGTCTGCCCCACTCCTTCCGTTCCTTCCTCTCTTCCGGTGGAGGCCGGAGACTTTGTGGTCATGGTCCCCTTTGATATGGCTGCTTACCAAAAGCAGTTCCGCCCTGTTAAAAAGACCCTCTCCGTCCCCGCTTGGCTCAATGATGCAGCCGAGGCCGCACACATCAACTTCTCCGGCGTTCTTCAGGACGCCTTGAAGGAAAAGCTCCATCTTGCATAATTCTTGATAGCTCAGCCCCTTCGGGCTGGGCATTTTTAATTCTGTTTCATCTTGGCTGTCCGGGTTGCGGCTCCCAGCGTCTGCTGCGCTGCCGCTTGCATCCTGCTGGCCGCGGCCCCAACAGCTCCTCCCTGTTTCCGCCACTGGCGCTCGGGTTGCGTTTGCTGCTTTTTCTTCAGCCCCTTGGTGGGGACTTTGAAAAAGCAGAACGCTGTCCTAGCCTCGCCTCCCTTCATCTGCCACTGGCAGCGGTCGGCTCCGCTACAGTCGTCGCCGTTGCCCTTCCGGGCCGGGCGCTTTATTTTCACAGCAGAAGCGGCAGCAGGCTTGCGGCAACGCTCAGGATGGTTCCAAAGATGCCCGTATGCCGGCTCTTTTTCGCCTGTTCCTCGCTGGCTGCCTGATTGTACACGCTCTGATAGTAGTTGCGCTGGTTCTCCCAGTTCTGATAGTTGGTCTGGTACTTCTCGTAGTCCTGCGCCTCGGCTTGCTGGTATCCGCTCAGCTGGCTCTGCAGGTCGCTCTTTTTCTGGGTGTACTGGTTCAGTGCCTGGCTGTACAACCCGTTCGTGGCATTGCTCAAGCCCGCCATAGCATTCTGGTAGGCGCTCTGGCCTGCCTGTGTGCCATAGCTTGAGCCGTACCCGCCCGAGATGGCGCTGGCGTTGGCCTGCGCGTTCTCGTTGGCCAGCTTTGCCTGTCGGGTGTAGCTGTTCTTGTACTGCTCGTAGGCCGCATCCCGGGTGGGGTCATATCCGAAATCCTTCATCCCGTCCAGCTGGCCCATCACGCCGTCGATCTTGTCCTTGTACTGGCTGGTGTAGTCGCCCGGCTTCTTCGCCTCCCACGCATCCAGCTGCGCTCTTGCATTGCTCAAATTACTCATTTCAGCTTCTCCTGTAAGTCCCCCGAGAGATTCTCGGTGTCAATATTGCTCAAAATATATTCCAGCTGCTCCTGCATGTCTCTTCTTCATCCTGTACCCTCCTGCTGCCTTGAGCTGGTAGTGTAGTTTTCTCTTCCGTGGTCATCACCGCCACAGAAATAACGGGTATACTAGCTCCCCAAAGCGCCCGCCCGGACGCTTTTTTATAAAAAGGAATATATAAACCGATATGCCTGCCGCCGAGCCTCCTCGGCAGCACCCATCTCGCCTTATATTTTGTCGAAGACGCCCCCGATGGAAAACCATCGGGGGCTTGCCTGTCTGTATTTTTATGGCCTTGCTGGCTTTCCCGCCGCCGCCCAGTAGCCGTAGGTCAACTCCGGCCGGCCTTCCTTTCTGGCGATGGCGTTGTAGAGTATCAGGTCGTGGACGTCGTAGTCCAGCGGCGTCGGGTCTTTTATCTTCCGCAGGACGGTCCGCTCCGGCTTCTTTGCGGCGTAGTCTGCCTTTTCACCCCGGGCATTGTTCTGGCCGACCTTCCGCATCTCTTTTCGGCAGGTCATTTTTGCGATGCCGCGCTTTATGCAGCGCCCGCCCTGTTCTTTGTAGGTATAGTAGGCCGCGTTGTCGTTGCTGAAGACGCCCGCCTCCCACAGCTCCCTTGCGGTGCCTTCGCCTATTACGTCTCCGGCTGCGTTGTAGCAGGTGTAGACGCTCATCATCCGGCCTTTCTCGCCGCGCTTCACTTCCGGCTGCCGTTCCTCAAAAGAGATTGCGTATTTCCGGTTCCGTCGCTTCTGGTTCTCGTGCTTGGCCCACTCGCTGGTGTGGTAACCCTTCGGCACGATGCCGCTGGCTTCCAGCTCTCCGGCTGTGCCTTTTGCGAGGACCTCCCCGGTCAGGTAGTCCTTTACGGTGTAGAGATTCGCTTTTCCCATGTGTTCTCCTTTAGCTGCGCCATGGCGGCAGCAGCCTTTTCTTCCATCTGCGTTTCGCTCAGGATCCGCAGTCCGCCCTTCCCGGCCTTTCGCCCCAGCTGCTGCATCACGGCCCGCTTCAAAAACGCCCGTTTCTGCTCCTCGTAGTCCCGCTCGCTCTGCCGGACCCGGTCTTCGTCCGGCTGGTCGTCCACAGTGACCTCTTCCTTCAGGGCGTCCTCGGCGCACCGGCGCAGATGCTCCATCGCCACGTCCAGTCCGTCGGTATGGCCCTCCTCGTTCATTTGCCTGTAGTTGGCCAGTGCCTCTTCCTTCAGCCGGTTCAACCGCACCGCGCCGAAGCCCAGCTCCTCGATGCAGGCCTCAGCGCACAGCGTCCAGACCATGCTGGCCGCCACGTTGCCCGCCATCCGCAGCTGCTCTTCCCGCCGGGTGCGGGGGCTGCGCAGCACCGGCACCCGGAAGTCGGGATCTACATTCCTCGGCATCCAGCTGCGCCGCAAAGCAAGGCTCCTGTCCGTCGAGGGCATCCCCCGGTCGTTTACTGTCATGGCCACATCCAGACTCTCCTGCCCCAGCTTTTCCGCCCGGGCCAGGACCTTGTTCAGCCGCGCCGCGCCAATGCCAAAGCGCTGATGCAGCGCGATGAGGATGCACCACCGGGTCATCTCCGCCGTTCCCTCCCGCGTCAGATCAAGCTCTGTCGTGAGACTCATTTTGTTTTTCTTCATTTCGCTTGTACTCCCTGCACTTCTCATCCCGCCCGGCACACGCCAGGCACCCCGGGCGGGTTATCTCAAAAACATGGATGCATTGCTTTCGGTCTGTCACGGTTCCCCAGTCTCCGCCATCAGGCGGCGCAGATCGCCCATCATCCCGCTCACGGTCTTGGAGAGGATGTTGATGGCGTCCTCCTGCAGGTCGCCCGGCAAGGCCCGCACCGTAAAGCTGGCCGCCACCATCTCCTGCTTCAGCCGGGTGTTCACCCGGCTCACCTCTGCCCAGAGCTTTGCTTCGTCCGGAGTCAGCTTCCGGGCAGTGGGCCGGACAGTCCCCTTGATCAGGGCCGTCAGCTGGCGGAACTCCTCTTCGCTCAGCTCCTTGTCATTGCTCGCTGCTGCGATGGCCCGCGCCCGGTCGCTAGGCGTACCGGTGCGCATGATGTGCTCGTATTCTTCCAGTTTCATTCCTGCTCCCCCGCATTCATTCCGTACAGCGCTGCCATAAACTTTGCTTCTTTGCCCTCTACGCCCCGCGTTACCTTGAGGTCTTCCGTATCCAGCAGCATTTCCTTGATACCCCTCGAAATTTCCTCGGCAAACTGTGGGTTGGTCGCCATCGGCCCCAGCAGATGCCTTGCCACACCCACAAAGCCGCGGGCGGCACACGTCAGCACCTCATCCGGCGCTTCTTTTTTTGCCTCTATGCCGAGCATCATCTGCCCATTCGCCACTTTCTTAATCTCGATTCGTACCATTGCACTCTTCTCCTTTACGCGCTATGCTTGTCGTTCTTCTCTTCCGCCGCCCTCTGGCAGCTCTTCAGCTTGCGGCAGTACCGGCGCAGCTGCGCCTTCTCCGCCCGCTCGATCTCTAGCCCCCGGCCATAGCCCCAGCAGACGATGCCGCCGGCGGCCATCAGCACGGCCAGGATGGCCGCGCCCGTCCAGCTGCCCACGGCGTCAAAGGTGATGCTGTCGCCCACCCCCGCCGCGCCGATGAGCAGCGCAGTGCCGGTCAGGTAAAGCACCTGTATCTTCATTTTCATTGCAATTCTCCCTTCTCTGTGGTAAAATCGTTCTGGTGATAGGCCCTTTCAACCTGTCACTCGGAAGCTCGTCGGTGTTCCAGCACCGGCGGGCTTTTTGTTTTTCGGGGCCTTCCTGGCGTTCCGCTGGCAGATCTCCACAGCCTCCTGCCGCTGCTCCAGCGCAGCGTTCTTGTCGATGCGCCACAGCTTCGGCCCCTCCTTGTGGGCGGGCAGCTCACCCCGCTGGCACATCCGCCGCACCGTCTTCGGACAGATGCCCATCAGCTCACCGTACTGCGCCACGGTCAGATATGCGGGCAGCTGCCTCGCGTCCCAGACTTTTGCCTTCCGCATGGCCAGCCCCTCCTTACAGCCACTCTTTCAGGATGTCCTCAGCCACGTGCTTGCTAAAGCCCATCAGCTTGTCGCCCCGCTGCAGCGCCAGCACGGCAGCGCCCGCAAGGGGCTGCATCCCGTTCCGGGTAACGTCCGCCGGGGCAATGTTGGTGGCCCTCTGGTTTGCGGCCTTGCACTTCAGCCGCCCTTCCTCATCCACCAGCAGTACCAGCCGGTCGGCCTCCTCCCGCGCCCAGGTGGCGTCCAGCGCCGCAGGCACGGTCTCCACATACCCGCTCACCAGCTTCTGCAGGGTCTCCGGCTTCATGCCGTCCCCCTCGTCGCACTTGAGCAAAAAACTCCGGTTCTTCGCCGGAATCACGATCATGTAACGGTTCATATGTTTTCCTTTCTCCCGCACTCTTCGGCGGGTCAGCGGCTTGTCCGCTTTCCCTCTGTGTGATATGATTCCTTTCAGATCTGTGCAATGCCTGCCAAGACAGCACTTTCGAGGCTGCATATTGCTATTGCATACCACGGATACCACCGCAGCATATCTCGCGGCCCCCATCGGGCAATGACATATACGCACACCGCTGCACAAATCCATATTGCTGCCATGCCAATAATCGTTATCACTTTTCCTCCTTCCTCCCGCGCTCTTCGGCGGGTCAGTTGTGTGTGGTGAACTTATACAAAAATCTTTCGATTTTTTCACAAGCTTGACAAATCAAATCGCAGCATTTGATTTTTGCATACAAAATTTGTATTCTTATTACTATAATTATTTCTTCCATCTTGTTCTCTTTGGACTATGATACAATACCCCCGGAAAGGAGGTGATTCTTTGATAGGCCTCTACAAATTTTACTTTCGGATACGCTGTCCTTTTGATTCGTTGGGCATCCTGCCTCCCGCCGGGTCTGAGATACGTTGTATCGCTCGCCCGAACGCCGTGCCGGTCTGGACGCCGCCGACGCCCTGTGACCATGCAAATCAAATCGGCCTCCAGAATTGCGAAATGTGTACAGCCGCCCTTTATCTGATGTTTGAGTCCGGCCGTATCCCGCTGGAATTTATTCCATCCTGCCCGGTGCGCACTCTTCCTGACCCCATTCGGCCATCTCTTGAGCTGCTTTCTGCACCGTTCCGGCCAGATCAGCGACCATAGCCGATATTTTCCGGTTATAGTCCGGGTCAACCAGCGCCATCCGCCGGGCTTCCATCCAACCCGGCAGCATCTCCCACAGGCCCATCGCCGCCATCAGGGTCTCGTTGTCTCCCTCGCGGCGGAACAGTCCCAGTGCATCGTAGTCCCTGCCCTCCTCTTCCACAGGAGCGCAGGGCTTTTTGCTTTCGTCCATCTTTTCCTCCTTTCTCACGCACTCTTCGGCGGGTCAGGGGTCAATCCCGAAAAGCTCATTCGGAGTTACGCCCAACGCTTTGCAAATTGGCACGACGTCCTCTGATGTCATCTTCTTCCGTCCACGAAGAAGAGCATTGAATTTTTTCGGGTCATAGCCTGCTGCCCTTGCAACCGCTGATTGCTTCAAGCATTTTTTATCAATGATTTTATAAATCATCTCAGTTGCACTCATTCTGCACGCTCCTTTTATGTACAAGTTTCTTGGACATTTTTACAATAGCACAGGATTCTTGTTTAGTCAAGAGCTTTGTTCAATTTTCTTGAACTTTCATCTTGACTTTTCAAGACGCGGCCTTTATACTTGCACCAGAACGAGATTTTTTTAAGGAAGTGGTTCAAATGTCTTTTGCTTCTCGGCTCCGACAGGCGCGTGAGCAGGCTGGATTTACTCAGCAGGATTTAGCCAAGAAACTTGGTGTGACCAAAAACGCCATCAGCAACTATGAGAATGGTGTAAGCAGTCCAAAGTGGGAAATTCTGGTGGAAATTTTTGATATTCTTCACGTCGACCCCAATTTCCTGTATCAGGATGATTTTTCGTCCGAGCTTGCCGAAGCTCACGTCCTCACTCCCCAGCAGTCCACTCTTTTAGCAGCCTTCGACCAGCTCAACGAAGAAGGCCAGGCCAAGGCGGTGGAGTATGTCGAAGACCTCGTCCTCACCGGACGTTATAAAAAATGTCCTGCGTCTGGCCTGGACGCAAAGGAAGCATAAAAAATAACCGCCTTGGTCACCCAAAGCGGTTAAATTGTATATGGAGGAATATTATGTCCAGTTCATCCTATCTCGGCCATGGTGCCAAATACTGGGCGGACCGTTATTTTGAACTGCAAACTCAAACCCGGATGCCGGACAATTCCAGCGCCATTGAATGGCGTGACAAATATTTGAGCCTTGAAAAGAACTGTGCGTTGTATCAGTCAACGATTGCCGACCTCCGTACCGAAGTAGCAGATTTGCGGCAAAAAGCTCCTTCCAAATCAGAGGCCGGGTTATTTGAAGGACATACAGCAGAATATTGGTATAACGAAACCACCAATTTGAATAAATTATTGGATTCGCAATACTCGGTTGCAGAAAACACAGTAAATTCACTCTCAACGAATTGTAAAGATGTTGAGCTTCTATCAAAAGAGCAATCTCAACGTATTCAAGAATTGCAAAAATCTTTGAGTTCCACATCAGAGGCACTTGATAAGCAACATCGACTTTATCTAAAAGCATCTTCTAAATCTTCTTTCTTCCTTTTAGTAGTCTCTGTAAGTTGCTTCTTTCTAGGGCGCATTTCCTCAAATTGGGGCTCAGCGTTTAACTTTAATCCGTTTGTTTGTATCATTTTCTTCATTTCCGGTTGCGTTTTTACTTATATCATTTATTCTTCAAAAGTTTTAGATAGTCAAAAATCCCGAGCTGAATTTTATGAAACATCTTTAGCTCGGCAAAAGGAAGAGTTTCTCGATGATCTTCGCAGTCTGATAAGCAATGTAGATTTACTGACTTTAAGCGGTGCTCCGGACGGTAGCTATCTTGATGAGCAGGCGTTGCCTCATATAATAGTAGATAATAAAGATATATGCACAGTCTCCTATACACCTAGCGGTAAAGTGTATCACCGTGCTGGAGGCAAGTGCAGTGGAGCACAGCTTACTACCAATATCGCATATCTATCGCCCTGTTTTCCATGTTCAAGATGTTATCCTGAAATTCCAAAACTAGCATGGTATCGGAAATGCCTTTCGAATGCTCAAATTTTGAAAAAATATGGAATAGAAGACATTTTAATTCCAGCCTCTCCGTCAGATGCTTTGCAGCATTCTCCGATCGGATCAAGATATGCTTCTACGGTAACTCTTTCAAATCTTCGTTTTGATAAAGGTTGTCTCGAATCCCTAATAAAGCATCAAAAGACTTCTTCACAGTAATTTGTTCTGTCCTTATCGTATGTATATTTGTCAAAACCAACATTTGAATCGAGGTGCTTATTTATGTCCACCCGCCCCCATCCCGAATCTGCCCGCATCATCCGTGAGGCACGGCAGGCCGCCGGGCTGACGCAGAAGGAATTGGCGGAGAAGCTTGATGTCACCATCGGCACGATCGGCTATTATGAGCGAGGCGCAGGCCAGCCCAAAACAGATAATCTCTTTGCACTCTGTAACATCCTGCACATCAGACCCGCCGACCTCCTGAGCGCCGATACATAACCAAACGCCCCCGCCAGTGTTTCCACCAGCGGGGGCGTTCGTGCAAGGCCGTATATGGCTTTATCCCAAATATTTCAGGAGCTGCAGCAGGTACTGACCAGACTGCATATCCCGTTCATCGCGGTCAAGATTTCGTTTTCCGAAAATGACAAAGCCATTTTCGGAGTAGAAATCCGTCAGGCTCTTCTTGTCTTCACACTCTAAGTAAACAAACTTGCCTCCAAGCACAGCCTGAATCGCCTGCACCTTATCTGTTGCAAGCTTCAGCAGCACATCTCCGGGAATCAATTTGTTGTACTCATTTGCAAAGTTCTTTCCCAGCTGTCCAATCAGCGGTGCAGAAATCATGTAGTTGTCGTTCATAGCACATGGAATATCCCTTGTCATCGCAAACCGGTTGACCTTCTTTGCCATTGTTTTGCTTACGCTCTTCCGGGGAATTTCCAGCACCTTGTTAGACAAAGTGAAATAGCCTACCAGCACTGGCTCTCCTTTATAGGAAGTAAACACCAGCTGTGTCTGAGCGATTCCCTGCTTTGCAAATTCAATGGCTTTGGAATGCAAAAAATATTCTACATCTTTATTCAGCGGGCATGAAAAAGTGGAGAGGACTTCTTTTGTGCGTTCCTCTCCAACTTCTTGAATCATTTCTTTCAGGTTTACAAGTCCGTATCCTGTCATTTCTTTTCAAACATCTCACGCAGCGTATCGCCCTTTATCTCATGAACGGTCTTGTCCACAACAACGGTCTTGCTGCTCTTTCCTTCGGCGTTTTCCAGTGCTCTCACAAAGTTCCGTGCAAGCGGTTTTGTGCGTATCACCACATTTTTTGTAATACTCTTTGTCGCCATCCAAAAGACCTCCTTCGTTTTTTGAACGTGCAAAGCTGCAAAATCCTCTTTGCAATTCTATTATATGCAATCACCCTCTGAATGTAAAGTCTTTCTCAAATCTTTTTATTATACCATCCCGCATCTGCATTGACCACAAAAAAAGAAAAAATCCCGGCAGCCTTGTACGAAAAAGCTGCCGGGGCGCGCATGGGACAATGTCGGAGAAAAACGTAGTCAATGACTCTCTGCCTGCTGACACATCCAGTATACCATACCTCATGTGCATCGGCAAGCAAGTCGGAAAGGAGTTTTTATGGCCAAAAATAAAAAGCGTGCCGATGGACGGTATTCCTGTCAGGTCTACCTCGGCAAAGGCCCGGACGGGAAACGCAAATACAAGACCTTCTATGGCTCGACTCTCCGTGAGGCCAAGGCCGCTGCAGATGATTTCCGTTCTGCCGTCAGCAAGGGCATGGACCCGGAGCAGGCCGAAGCCACCTTAGGCACCCTGTACGATAACCTCATTGCCGCCAAAAAGGCAAAGGGCATCGGCCAGAAAAGCATTGACCGACTGGCGACCAATAAGGCCCACTGGGGCGAACTGGTGGATGTCCCGGCGTCTGAGCTGCGCGCGGCCGACTTCCAGAAGGTGCTCAACAACTTGGCCGACTGGCACGACGGCAAGCCGCCTCTCTCCCACTTCACCCTCACCAACCTGCGCGGCAGCGCCAAGGCCGCGTATGACCTCGCCATCCCGGAGATTGTGATGTACAACCCTTTGGTCAAGACCATCACCCCCGCCGGGGCCGCACCGGAGCCGCGCGACCCCCTCACCGAAGAGCAGCAGCGCTGGATCCGCGAGACACCCCACGCCGCCCAGCGAGCCGCCATGCTCCTGCTCTACTCCGGCCTCCGCCGCAGCGAGGCCACCGCCCTCACTTGGGCCGACATCGACCTTGACGACGCCACCATCACGGTCAACAAAGGCTACGACTTCCGCGCCAAGAAAGTCAAGATCACCAAGACGCCTGCCGGCGTCCGCGTCGTCAGCATCCCCAAAGTGCTTGTCGATTATCTTCGCACCCAGCAGGATGGCTGCTTCTATGTGCTCCACAACCACAAAGGCCAGCAGATGACCGAGCAGGGCTGGAAGCGTCTGTGGGAAAGCTATATGCGCGACCTGAACGTCAAGTACGGCTACGACGGCCAGCAGAACAAAAATCGCCCGGGCGGCCTGCCCATGCGCATCGACACCTTCACCCCGCACCAGCTCCGCCATACCTTCTGCACTCTGATGTACTTTGCCGGTGTGGACGTCATGACCGCCCGCGACCAGATGGGCCACAAAGACATCTCGGTCACGCTTGGCATCTATACCGCCCTCGACAAAAAATTCAAGAAGAAGAAAATAAACCGTCTGGACACTTACCTCAAAAAGTCCTGTACACAGTCCGGCTGA